AGGACTGGGGCATCAAGATCAACCCAGTGACCGCAGTGCCCAAGGACACCGGTGTGGCCAAGGCGCGCGACCGTGCGCTGTCTGCTGCTGAAATCGCGCAGCTGTGGCACGCCACGTCGGGTGCTGGGTTCGCGCTCGAAACGGCCGCGGCCATCCGGCTGCTGATCTGCTGTGGCCAGCGTGTGCGCGAAACGCTGCGCATGGATGCCAGCGAAATCGACCTGGCCAGCGCCACTTGGACGATGCCGGCAGAAAAGACCAAGGGCGGCCGCCTGCCGCATGTCGTGCCGCTGCCTGATCTGGCGCTGCCCACGCTGCGCTTGTTGCTGCAGGTGCGGCCCACGGGGCTGCTAATGCCGATTTCGGACATGGGGATCTGCAAGGCTCTGGCGCGCTGGCGTGACACCGTTGGCGCCGAATACTTCCAGCCGCGGGATCTGCGCCGCACGTGGAAGTCGCGCACGCATGACGCCGGCGTCGACCGCTACACCCGCGACCTGATCCAGCAGCACGCCATGGGTGACACCGGCAGCCGGCACTATGACCGCGCCGACTACATGGCGCAGAAACGCGACGCCATGGCCAAGTGGAATGTGTGGCTGGAAAACTGCCTACAATCGACTGATGGATGAAGCCGACGTCGCCAATGACATGATCATGCGTGAAATGAATTACCGCATCGCCGCTGTGCAAGCCGCGACTGCAAACCCGTCACCTCAAAACTGCGAACGTTGCGATGATCCCATCACGCCAACGCGTCGTGCCTTGAACCTTCGCCTGTGCATTGAATGCGCGAGGCTCAAAGAACGCAGCGACCGGATCTTCACTCGCCGGTGATGCCGTGGGCGTAGTCCTGCAGCCCTGTCACTTGGTTGCGGTACTCGTCAGCTCTTTCCGCCAGTCCTCTATATGCTTTTGCGCACCGTCCAAGTAACTCTCTTGCGGCACGGGCTTCATTAGCGAAGGCGGTGGCAGCGGGATCTGCGGGGACTGGACGGGCATTGAGTCGGTCGATCTGGTCGCGCAGGCTGTCAGCAGCAAGGGCAGCAGCAGCAGCGCGCTTGGCCAGCTCGGTTTGTTTTTCGATGGCATCTTTGGCGACCCTTTCATTCTGTTTTTGCCAGGCGCGTTCGGTAGCGCGTGCAGCTGCTTCGGCCTTGGCGGTGTTCTCTGCGACTTCCATTCGATATGTGGCCAGCTCGGTCTTGGCCCACGATAGTCGAACCGTCTGCATGCCCAGCGCGCCAGTCAGAACGGCAATGGCCGCCAGTGGCAGCCATGGTGGAATGATGCCGGTCAGGATCGACAGCAGCCGGCCCATCACAGCTTGCCTTTGTATTTCGGCATCCTGGTGTGCAGGACGTCTTCCACGTGATGTCGGTTGATGTCGCAGGCGCTTCGTCCGGCGTACAGCGGTTTGGTTGATTTCAGGCATACTTTTTCGACGTGGCCGAACCACTTGTTGGGGTCACATCCATCACGCAGTCCGCAGGCTCTGCGCTCGTTCAGAACGCCACCCAGGCCGCCGTTGTAGGCTGCATCCGTCATAGCTAATTTTCCCTCTGGATCTGGCACCAGTTTGTCCAGACGGTTCCAGCTGGCGCGCGTCATCAGGATTAGCACGCGCATCTGCAGATCCGGCCGGCTGTAGACGGTGTCCCAGCGCAGGTCGTTCAGGCCCTTGGCATCTAGGCGCTTGGCATCTTCCAGCGCGTCGAAGCGGGTCGAACCGTCGGCCTTGAATGCGCGGGTCAGCTGGCCAAGGCCGGCGCCTTCCTCGCGGTCTGATTTCAGGCGCGACTTGGGGTTCCAGCACTTGCTGTGCGTCAGGCTGATGCAGCTTTCATGCTCAATCAGGGCACCGAAGTAATTGGGGAATTGAAACGCCGGCCAGACGTCTTTCACCTGTGCTTTCAGCGTCGGCATGTATTCCACTGCCTGTTCTGGAATGTAGGTCTTGACGTCCGGTGGTGGTGCGCGCTTGGCAGGCGCTGCACTGGCAGCCGATACCATGGCCGCAGCGCACAGGATGGCCGCCAGGCGCTTCACTTTTGCACCTGTGCAAAGAACGACAACAAGCCGCACAGCACCATGCCGCGCAACAGACAGACGCCAAGGTAGGCGATTCCGGCCGCGTAGTTGCCCATGATCGACTGTTCGTACAGGTCTTCGCTCGATGCGCTGCCCAGCATGGCCTTGCCGATGCCGTATGCCACACCGGTGACCAGCAGGGCCTGTGCCCACAGCTGGACGCGCAGGATGGTGTCAGCGAAGTTTGGCGACGGGTCTGTGTAGATGAACCAGCCCAAGATCAGCAATGGGACGATGGCGAACTGCGACGTGCGCGAATTGATGGCTGCAATGATTTGCTTCATGGGGTCAAACTCCAAATTGCCCGAAGGCGAAAAGAACGGCACCCAGTGAACCAACGCCCACCGATGCCCAGAACAGCGGCATGGTGACCGCCAAGATCGCTGCTGTAGACAGCACGATTCCGATTTGCAGGGCGCTGCCTGCGTAAGTGAAAAACACCGAACGGGCCTTGGCTGCGTCGCGCTCGGCTTCCAGCTGCTTGGCCTTGGCTTCCAGCTCGACCATGTCGGCCTTCATGCGCTTGGCTTCGGCTGTGTAGTGTTCAGCGACTGCCTTGGTGGGCGCCGTGTCCGCAGTGGTGGCGTAGACCACCGAACGCACGTTCTTGGCCTGATACCAGGCCCACACGTTGTTCGCCGCGATGGTGTTGGTCAGGACGCGGCCGCTATTGCTGCCGCCGATCATGGTGTTGATGGCCAGCAGCGCAGCGAACGTCGTGATGACGATGGCGGCGCGCTTCTTGATGATGATTTCCAGTTCACTTCGTGTCATCGGGGTCTTTCAGTTTTTGTTCCAGTTTGGATATTTTACGGTTTTGCTGCTCGATGACGGCGTCCTGCTTGGCCAGGCGTTTCGTGTTGTCTTTCCAGATCAGAAACGCCAACGGCAGACCCATCCACAGCGCCAGCGACAGGAAGATCACGACGACCCGAAACCAGGCGGTGTCGGACCTGGCCATCCTAACGACCACAGCAGCGCCCACGCCCATATCGTCAGTCCCGCCACGACCACTAGCGCCACCAGGCGGTCGATTAGAAAAATTTTGGTTTGGTCTTGTAGCCATGCGTCGTTGTTCCGTTTGATGCGTTCGCGTTCTTTGCGTGCCTGCTGTTCCTCTTGAACTTGGCCGTAGATCAGGTTGAAATTTTCCCACAAAGGGCCAAGCTGCCGCGGTGCGCGCACTCGCATCATTTCGCTTAATTTCATGTAGGCGCCATCCAGCTCGTTCTTGATCTGCGACAGCTCCAAGATGTCACGTGGATCTGGGCGGTCCATCGCGTAGACCTCGGCGTAGCGCTGTTCGCAATACTCAGACAGGCTTCGGTGCTGGCTAAAAAAATTGCCGACGTGCTGCACGAACTGCTGCACGACTTCATCCTCTGTTGGGATGTGCGTGGTGTATTCGTCTTTGGGTTTTTTGCCTGGCTTGGCTGGTGCCGCTGCAGCGACTGGTGCTGCCGGTGCTGGTGCTGGCTTGACTCCGAACAGCCCTTTGATGATGCCCCAGATGCCACGCACATCCTTCACGATCTGCTGCGCTTGCTCGGCTGCCTTCTTGATCTTTTGGACCTGGACGGTCCCTTCGCTTAACGCCTCACAGCAGTATTGAATCCCGCTGTAGGCGGCACGCAATGCAGCCAGCGCGGTGAATGGGTCCACATCAGTTCAGCTGGTGAAACCAGGCGGCCAGCTTTGAGAACGTGGCGCCGACTGCGGCTGCAATGCCACCCACCAGCATCAGCGTCTTCCATCCACCTTTCGCCTCGGACAACGTGGCGCTGATCTTGGACAGCGTGTCGTTCATTTTCTGCATGTCCACGTGCAGCTGCTTCACCTGCTCTTGCAGCGCTTCAATCTGTGCATCGTGGCGTCCAAGGTCGTGGTGAATGTTAGGGGTTTCCATGATGTCGCTGTGTGTGGAATTGGTGGCATTTTACACGGCAGTTTTGGCTGACCGCCATGTGAATGCCGTGTCTTTCGGTGATGTTATTCGTACAGGATGTTGACAGATCCAGCGTCGAACACATCGGTGCCGCCGATGGTGGTGACGCGAATGCGGTCAAGCGTTGCCGACAGCGCTTTCGATCCACTCAGGAAATAAGTGTTCGCGCTGCCGGTGCGTGTGCTGTTGCCCATGGCCACCCAGGTGTTTGTCGCTGCGTCCAAAAGTGACAGCTGCAGAACGCCAGTCATCTGATCGCTGGCGCCAACGCCGCGTGCCACTGGGAAGCCTGTGGTTTCAGACAAACGGCCGCCAGAATCAGACGCCGTGGCGTTGTAGCCGGTGGCCTCGATGCCACCAGAATCACCCAGCTGGATGATCGGTGAGTTTGTGCCGTTGCTGCTGACACCGTTGAACATGACGGTGATGCGCTTCACCCAGCTTGGGATGCTGGTGAAGTCTTTGGACGTGCCAGACGTGGTTGCCTGAACGGCTGCTGTCGTCATCTGACGGATCGCCAGTGCGTCGGTCAATGTCACCCAAGCGCTGTTGGTCGAATTGCGCTGCTTCAGAACGCCGGCAGTCGTGTCTTGCCACAGCATGTAAGCGAACGGTGCAGCTGGTTCAGTCAGGCCACTGTTCAGGCTGACGACGGCCGCCAGCGCGTTGTTGATGTCGGCGCGAAAGCTGACGCCGTCCTGGTTCTCGATGACGTAGTCGTGTTGGCTCATACATCGGCTGCAGCCAGCTGCTCGTCAGTTGGTCGTGCCAGCGTTGGATGTTCCCACTTGGCAATGTAGTCACCGTTGCCATCGCTGTCATTTTGCAGGCGGATGGTGTCCATAAAGTCTGGATCTTGCAATTCAGGGTAGATTGTTTTTATTTTTTCGTAAAGTGTCATGTTATGCGCTCCGTATCATTGCCGCTTGGAAGTATGAGAACACACCAAGAGGTCGCAAAGTTGCGTTTGCACTTGTTAAAACATAAGCCTCAATGTAGTCAGTTGAACCATTGAGATAAACAAGGCACGAAATGTTAAGACCACCAGTTGTTGATGGGTACGACCCACAAAGATCTGATCCTGTTTTCCTAATAATTAGCTGAGTTAGATCTGCACTAAAAGAAATTAAAGATGCATTTACTTGGTAGTAACCAGCAACAGTCGGCTGGAATCTGTAAGTGCTTTGGTTGTAGTTACCATTCGTGTCAAGCACTTCTGTGTCATAAGCAATTTTAGTAGTCGTTGCCGAAGACACACTCTGATTTGCGCCTAACCGTGCATGAAACGCGGGGCCGTTACCAGCCACGCCAGCAGCAAGTTTTGCTTGAGCAATGCTTGCATTTTCAATCGCTCCATCCGCAAAAGTCAACCACGCGTTGTCAGCGGAATTCCTGATTTTCAAAATGCCAGTCGTGGTGTCGTACCACGGCATGAATGGCTTGGTGACAGCTGGCGCAGTTGCGCCGCTGTTCTGCGACAGGACCGCAAGCAGCGCGTTGTTCAGATCTGCGCGAACAGCAGCACCGCCGCCGTTTGCAATGTTGTAATCGTGTTGGCTCATTCTTCGTCCTTAGTTCCTGTATCCGTAGCCCTTGGCGATCCAGTCCATGGTGCGGGCCACGCCGGTACCTGCGCTATTCTTGAACTGAATTGTAAACCCTGCGGAAGTTTTCGCGGTAATTTGCGCGAAGTCTCCGGTGGCCATGTTCTCTGCCGTTATGGCCGTGGCTGGTACGTCGAAAAACGCATTGGCAAACGTGACCGCCAGCCCGCCGCTTGGCACCGACACGTTGTTCGCGCTCTCGACACGGTCTGGCACGTCCACGGTGACGCCCAAATTCGCCAGCGCCACCTGATTGTTTTCGTCTTCGCCGCGGATCAGCTTAACCTTGAATTTGAACGCACGCGCTGTGTAGTCGCCCACGTAGAACACACGCCAGCCAGACCATGTCGGTGATGCAACTGGATCTTCGTTGGTGGTGCTAATGAACACCTGCAGCGACGAATCGTCCGTGGTGTTTGGTAGGTCAAAGTTGACGATGCCATCCCAGTCCGTCCATGTGTCGACCAGGTCGGTAACCAGCGCTCCGTCGTCAATCAAACCAAGTCCGTCAATCAACGGCCATTCGTCCACTAAGTTTGTGACGTTGTAGGACAGCACGCTGAACGTGGCTGACACGCGACTGGTATAGACTGCGCCTGTGTCTATGTAGGTGTCGAATTCGTATTCGCCTAAATCGACCAGGCCGCTTTGCAGGTTGCTTATCTCGTCCCAGTCTGTGATGTCGTCCATGTACGTCGACTGGTCTAGCATCAGCCTGTCGTTTAGGACCACCAGATCTGTCTTGGCGCCTGCGAATGCTGGTTCTTGCGTGGACGATGCCACGGCGTTGAACTGCACGATGTTGGGCGCGTCGGTGACGATCAGCGCGGCATTCTGGCTGTATTGGCCAGAACTGTCCTTGGCCTTGGCTAGATATGTTCCTGCACGCAGCGGCACGTTTGCACTGGTCGATGAACCAGGAAAATCACCAACAGGCAGCGAAGTATTCCATTGCGCGCCATCCAGTTCCTCGCTGTAGCGCACCGAAATCTGGCCGCCAATGCGAACGTCAAGATCCGCGTGGCTGTCCCACTGCAGGATGCCGGTGTCGGCCTGCACGGTCATTTGCAGGTTGGCGACGTCAGCGGGTCGTGCCGTCTTCCCAAGCACGCTGACCTTGAATGTGTAGGGCTGCGACTTGATTCCGACCGATGTCACGGCTCGAACGGTTATTTCGTAGTCACCATTGGTCGCGTTCAGCAGCTCAAACGAATTGCTTGGTGTTGTCACCTCGACAGCGTTTCCGCCGTTGATGCGGTAGCTAACCAAGTACGATGCGGCGCGGTCAACCTGTGACCATGTCATGGTGACGCCGACACGAACGTCTGTCAGTGTCGCGTAAAGGTATTCGCTCAGCGCCCCATTGGTTGGCGTTGCTGGTGGATCGTTCAGCAGCGTGATGTCACGCGGCTGCAGCACTAGGCCGTTTTCCACGGCGTCGTATTTGTCGGGGTCGTGCTTCAGCGCGGTGATCTCGATGACGCCGTTTTCCTGCTCGGACATCGACAGCACGCGAAACGTCTGCGCTTCGACGTTGCTGGCCGACATGATCCACTGGGCGCCGGCCTGCGGTGCGACGGACAGGGCAGACGCTAGGCTGACGACGGCGCCGACCGCGCCGGTGACGGTACGGGTTTCGACTGTGCCGTCTGGCAGCATGACGTAGATCGTCCAGCTCGATGCACCCAGGCTTACGGATGCGTCCAATGTGACGGCTGTGGTGGTTGCGCTGTGAACACGGCCGCCAAGGCGGGCGCCGGCGCGTGATGCGTCCGACACCTTGATGATCTGGCCAGGTCGTGCGACTGCGCCTTCAATGCCAGTGGCGAATGAAACGGTTTCGGACTGGTAGCGCTCGGAAAACAGCAGCCAGCGGCCGACGCGGTTTGCCTGGCCACGGCTGGTGCAGCCAATGGCCACCACTTCGGTGGGTACAACGCCGAAGCGGGCGATGGCTTCCTGGTCTTCGACGTACTCGACTTTTTGCCGGTACATGTCGGCAGGGTCGTTCCATGTGACCATTGCCACGGTGTGGCGTGCCTTGGCACTGCTGCCGGTGTAGCTGAATTTGCCTTCCAGAACGTTGGCCTGGGTGTATAGCGCCACGGGGTCGCTGGGTGCGTCCTGCGCCAGTGTCAGGCTGCCGGATGCCCAGTACACCATCGACCGGAAACACGACGCCAGATCCTGGACGACCTTGTAGGCTTCAGTGCGCGACTGAAGGTACATGTTGCAGGTGAAGCGCGGTTCGGTTCCGCCGAAACCGTCTGGCACTAGCTCGTCGCAATATTGGCCGATGGAATACAGCGCCCACTTGTCGACCTGCGATGCGTCGATGTAGCCGCCAATGCCGTACCTGGCGTTGGTCACGATGTCGTAGAAACACCACGCCGGATTGTCCGTCCAAGCGGTCTTGAACGTTCCGTTCCAGCTGCCGGTGTAGGTTCGCGCCACTGGGTCGTAGTTCACAGGAACCTTAACCTTCAGCAGCTTCATGTCAAACGCACGGGTGGGCACGCCGTTGAACACCTGCGAATCGAAACGCATGGACACTAGCGCGCTGTTTGGATAGCGCAGCTTGGCGTCGATGATCTCGGTGTAGCTGTCCCAGTAGGTCTTGTTCTGCAGCTTCAGATCGGCGCTGTCGGCTGTGATGCGGCGCACGCGAATGTCCCATGGACCGTCGCCGGTCAGGTCGATGCGGTAGCTGCGCTGGTATTTGCTCTGCGCCTTGCCGTTGATGGTGTCCGTGACGCGCTCCACATAGCCGCCGCCTGAAGCCTGGACGTCGATGGCGATGTCCACGCTGGTGCCGTTCACCTTCCCGTCGTCGGACTGCTTAAACAGCGACTGCACGCTCAGTGTGACACGCACCGCGTTCACGTCTGAATTGCTGACGGTTCGCGTTATAGCCGCTGATTCGGTGATTTCAACGTTGACGCCGTTTTCCGATTCGACAGACGGAATGCCTGGAATGTAGGTCTGGCCGTTGGTGCCGTTTCGTGTGTCGAATGTGACGTTTTCGAAGTTGTACGAACCGTCATCGTTTTGCAGCTGCGTGCCGTCCAGGTAGATGGATTTCGCGCCGTTGACCAAGCCAACGATTTCACCTTCAGAAACCGCGTCCAGTGTGCGCGCATAGGCGCGTGACCTTAGATCTGTCATGCTGTGATGTCCTCGACGCTGATGCCGGCGCTGATCACAGCGCTGCCGACGATCATGCGGCCATAGCCAAACGGCACGGGCTGGCCTTGGCTGGTTGTGTTGACTGCGCCGCTGAATACGTAGGACTGCTTGATTTCCTCACCTGAATTTGCTGGCGTCTTCGGGACTGGCGACAGCAGCTGCGCAGCTCCGCCAAGTGTCATGGCGATGCCGATGGTCATCAGCGGCTGCGTCCATGGGCCAGGTGGCAGCAGAACGGATGCCGCGATCAGCGTGGCGCCGATGATGATGTTCACCAAGCCGCCACCACCGCCTGCGCCGGCAATGACTGGCGCGATGGTGATGGTCTTGCCCACTGGGTTGTGCAAGTCGTCCACGCTGACGTCTTCGCGCACGTTGATGACGCGGTAGCCGACGTTGCGTTCCTGCGACGTCGACACGAAGGTGGCGAAATCTTTGAAGTTGGCGCACAGCGCGCGCACAGCCTCGGCTGCTGACTTCACGTCCAGCCGGTGTTTGCGTCCGTAGCGCTTGCCAAGTTCACCCAGCAGAATGATTGTTTTCATGTCTCAGAATGTGCGTTGTTCGGTTGCGCCAGAAAATGCTGTACGGCTCACGGCATGAAAGCCGGTTCTGTACGTGGTGGATGATCTGATTATCGCCCAAGTAGACCGCGCCATGGTTGGGCACTGGGCTGAAAATTCGCATCAGGATGACGTCACCAGGCTGCAGACGGTCCTGCGCCACCTCACTGAACCCAGCGCTGGCGAAGTTTTCAATGTAAAGGTTTTCGCCGCGCAGCCACCATTCGTCGTGGCGTCCGAAGTCGGGCAGGGTGATGCCTCGTTCCAGCTGAAACCAGTCACGGATGATGGCGTAGCAGTCCAGCACTCCGTGCGACCAATCGCGGCCGATCAGCGGCGCCTGGTAGCCATCCGGCTCCATGTAGGACCACTGCTCTGCCGGCACCGATACGATGTGCCACGGCAGTCCGCTGGCGTTGCAGGCGACGCGGTCTGACTGCGATGGATCTGCCGGCAGGTTCGGGTGGCTGTGAATGACGGCGATGATGTCGCCGGCCAGCTCGGATTCGGCGTAGTCCTGCGGGTGCATGACGAACTGGTCGGTGCCCACCGCGATGTTGCGGCATGGCCTGTAGCGTTCCTTGCCCTGCCAGACCGTCAGAAGCCCGCAAGCCTCACGCGGGAATTCCGCGCGCGCATGCAGGATGATGTCGGCCTTGGTCTGTTCATTCATCGGACCAGACCGGCGCTTGGGAATGAACCGAACGGCAGCGGGTTGGATTGTCCGAACCGAAGCTGACAGCTGGTCAGGCGCTTACCGCACACGTCAAGCCCAGAACTGCCGACGATCTCGTCGTTGGCGTTGAAGTAGTTGGTGCCGCTGTAGCCGCATTCCGTGCCCTTGTAGCGCCACACGCACACGTTCTGAATGATCTGGCGGTGCGGTAGCAGCACGCCGGCCACATCGAACGACGCAGCCAGTTCGAATTCCACCACGTCGCGCGTCTCGGTCGACTTGCGGTCGATGAAAAACACGTCGTCAGGGAATTCTGCCGCGGCGTCTGCCGTCGGGTTCGAACCACCTGGGAAGTTCGCCGCGTCCAGGTATTTCAGCATGGTGCGCTTGCGCGTGATCTTGGCGCCCAGCAGGTCGTCGTAGGTCAGCACCAGCAGCGTGATGGCGCCAGTGATGTTGGACACGGTCAGCTTCGGGCGTGGCAGCTGTCCGTTGCCTGTGAAGTCGAAGCCGGTCGCCTTGATCGGGTAGGCTGTGTAGGTGTTGCCCTGCCACACCACGTTCGAAGTCAGGCCATTGGTTCCGGCGTGAAAGCGCAGCAAGTCGCCACCGAACGACGTGGCGTCCATCTCGAACAGCTCGATGATGGCCGACGGTTCCAGTTTCTGGATCTCGGTGGTGATGGCCGCTGACGTCATGCCTCAAACACCTGCTGGAATGTGGCCGACACGTTGTTCAGGTTGGCGCGCGACACCGTCTTCGACCATTCGCGGCACACCACCTTGATGGCTGTGCCCTCGTTCGGTGGTGTCCATTCGAACGCTTCGACGGCGTTGCGTGCCGACAGAAACGTCAGGATGTTGCCGGCCTCGGTGTTGGTTCTGTTGTTGAACTGCAGGTTCCACACCTGGGCGTTCACGTTGATGCCGTCGGCCACGCGTTGTTCGTAGCCGTCACCGAACTGCGTGACGCGCACTCGCGGCTTGTATGCGGCCTGGGCGCCGAAGTCTGGGGTATAGCTGAATGTTGCCATGTCTTATGCTGCCAGCAGTCCGCCTGGGCGTTTTTGGTTGATCAGTTCTGATTTGACCACGTTCGCAATGACGCGGCCCAGGTTGTCTGCGCCTTGGTCGCCCTTGACCTGTTCGCCACCGTTTTCGACGCTGACGTTCACGGTCACGTTGTTGACGCTCGACGTGCCGCCTGCGCCCTTCATAGTCACAGGGATGGTGCGGCCGTCTGGCAGTGGCACGTAGGCTTCGTTCATGCGGCCTTCACCGAACAGCGCAAGCTGCGGGCTGGTGGCCACACCGCCGTTGGAATAGGTCTTCAGCGGCAGCGGGCCGCCTGACGTCATCACGCCGCCGTCAGCGAATCCGAAACCGGCTTTGGCCGCCGCCATCAGTGGCGCCATGATCTGTTGCTGGATCAGCATGCGGGCCATGTCCTGCAGGATGCTGCTGGCCAGATCTTTGAAATTCAGTTTGCCGGTCATCACGAAGTTGACCAGCGCGTCTTCCATGCCGCGGAACGCGTTGCTGAATGCCGCTTCGGTTGAACGCGCCACGTCCTGGATCTGGTCGACGTAGGTGTTGAATGCGCGTTTGGCGCCAGCCTCGAATGTGCGCGACTGTTCGTAGTTGACCTGCTTCAGCGCCTCTTTCTGCTTGAACAATGCGTCGGCCACTTCGCGGTAGCGTGCGGCATCCTCGGCGTTCATTTTCTTGGTGGCTTCGGAAACTTCCAATTCGTGCTGCTTGGCGGCCACCAGCTTTTCGTATTCGCGGGCGGTCATGTTGACCTGCTCACCTTCCAGGCGCAGCATTTCGATGGCGCCGGCTTCTTTGCGTGCCAGCTCCTGGATCTTTTGCAATGTCTGGGCGCCGTCGATCTGCTTGGCGATGTTGACCAGCTGCTGTTTCTGGCCGTTGCTGACGTCCTTGTAGCGCTCGTTCTGCAACGTGCGCAGCAGTTCTTCGGCCTTGGTCAGCTCACCGGTTTTGGCCAGCTGTTCTTCCAATGACTTTTTCAGCTTGTCGAATTCGGATTCCTTGCCGGCGCCGAAGTCGAAGCCGCCAGTGGCAATGGCTGGCTTTGGCAATGTTGGGTTCAAAAACCCACGGCCGCCGCCTGCTGACGGCCTGCCACCATTGATCATCTGTTCGCTGAATGCGTCGATTTCCTTGCGGGCTGCGGCTGCGTCGGCGCGCATCTTTTCGCCGATGTCGCTAAAGCCTTTGAAATCCATTTTGGCCAAGGCGCCGATCTGCTGAACGATGCCGACGATCTCGTTCTTGATCTGCACCAGTACGTAGCCGACGTTTGCAGCCAGCACGACGATGGTTTCGAACACCGTGCGCAAGCCGTTCATAAACATGTCGAACATTCCGCCAGAACCGCTTGCTTTCAGTAGCGTTTCGGCCAAGAAATTCAGCTGCGGCAGCAGCTCGTTGGCCATGTTCATGCCAAGCATGGACACGGAACGATTGATCTTGGTCAGGTTGTCGTTGAACTCGTCGGCCGCCGATGCCATCGCGCCAGTGAAGCGGCCACCCAGTCGGTCCAGCTCGGCGCCGGCGTCGCGGATGGCGTCACCGCCAGCGTTCAGCAGCGGGATGATTTCGGCCGCGCTCTTGCCAAACACTTTCTGTGCCGCGGCTGCTTTTTCCCAGCCGTCAGGCATGGCCGAAATCTTGTCTGCGATCTTGGCCAGTGCGTCTGTCGTGGTGATGCTGCCAGATCGCAATTCCTGTGCGCTGATGCCGAACTGGGCAAACGTGGCAGATGCCTCGCGGCTGCCACCAGCTGCCTCTGACATGTTCTTGGCCAGCTTGCCCAAGGCGCCAGAAACAGCGTCCAGGGTCGTGCCGTTCAGCTGTGCAGCCAAGCCAAGGGCGTCCAATTCTTCGACGGCAATGCCGGTCTTTTGGCGCATGTCGTTCAGCTTGTCGGCGGTGTCGATCGCGCCCTTGATGACGCCCACGAAGCCCGTCAGGACCGCGGCGCCACCCAAGGCAATGAATGCACCTCGCACCTTGCTGACGGTGCCATCCAAGCGGTCCATGGTGGTTCGCAGCTGGTCGACAGCCTGCTGGCCTGTGACGCCAGCGGAAATCTTCAGCGCGACATTCATGTCCATGGGTCAGTCCTTGCGTTTATTCAGTACCTGCAGCGCTGCCATTTCCATGGCCTGCAGGTCGTCCATCATTTCGGCCTGGTTGGCCACTACGCCGATTGTAAATAGAAACTGGACGCTCTGGTAATTCAGACCGATGAAACCGCCTTCAATGACGACCCACTGCGTCTGCAGCTTCAGGAACATGACCATCGCGTCCATGTTGTCTTCCCAAACCTCGAAATCGTCTTTGGACGTGTCGATGCTCTGGATCATTTCGACGGGCGCACCGAACGCGGCCAGGTCGCTGGCCGTTTCGTCTTTCACGCCGCCCCGTGCCCAATGCTGGGCGGCGTCCATTAGTTTTTTCGCTTGGCTCCGCTGATGCTTTCGAACAACGCCATGACGACCGCGCTGGCCACCATGGGGATGTCCAGCATTTCGTCGCGGGCGCTTTCGCTGAACTGCACGTCGCCGTCTTCGTTGCTCACGCCAGACCAGTCCAGCATCACTTCGCGGGCCAGCTCCACGTCGGTGATCTCGCTTTTTTCGATGGCTGTGCGGATCTCTTGAATGCGCGTTTGCGACAGGCGCTTGAACGTGCAGTCAAAGGTGGATTTTTCAGTGCGGCCGCCGTCCACTGGGAAGTGAACCGCGACTGGCCATTTGTAGTCGGTGACTTTGCTGATCTTGAACATTTCGGACCTTTCAATAGGAAAGCCCGCTGGGTAGCGGGCTAGGGTTGGGGCAGGGTGGTTTATTTGACCACGATGCTGATTTCGTCGTTGCCGCTGGTGCTTGGCACGAACGTCAGCGGGACCTGCAGCATCTGAATGCCGTTTTGGTCCTGGTAGCTTGGGTTCGACACGTCCACGCGGCTCGATGTGATTTGCACCATGTTGCCGGCTGTTGTGCCGTGGATGATGTCCAGGTTGCCCAGTGTGCTGCCCAGCGCCAGGCTGAAAAAGTCTTTGGCTGTGATGGTCGGCGCTTCGAACACGACCTGGCCAGACATTTGGCGGTCAGTCATCAGCACGTCTTCAGCGCCGATCAATGAACGGTACTGGATGGCGTTGTTGAAATTGATGTTCAAAGATTCCAACGCGGCGCCGAAGCTGAACAGCTCGAAGTCGGTGGTGTTGTCGCTGTTGGCGGCCACAGGTGTCTGGAACGCTGTGTAGGTCACAGACGGTGCAGATGCGTCGCTTGGTGCGTTGTACAGGCCAGTGAACGTGAATTTGAACACGGGGATCTGGCGTGCGTTGATGACCAGTTCCACGTTGCCGCGGGCGCCGGTGACTTTGTGCAGCACGCCGTCCACGTTGTAGTACATGGTCACAGACGCGAACGATGCCGACTTCGGTGTGTAGGTCACGTCAGACGCGCCGTCAGTCTCGGTCATGCCGCAAGCCTGCAGCAGCGGGCCGTATGCGGGCGCCGTGCCGGCTGTGCCTGAACCTGCCATTTCGACTTCGAATTCGACGCCGACATAGGCCGATGCGATCAGCTGTTCGGATGCGCCAAGGTAAGGGCGAACCAGATCGCGGCTAACGTTCTCAGCGTTCAAGGGGGTGATAGACAGATTGCGCACCAGGATGGCATTGGCCGAACCTGTGGGTGTCGGGTCCGTGCCGTAGGTGGTTTCCAGCTTGGCCAGAATTGTGCGTTTGCGGGTGAGAAGTGACATGGTGAAGACCTCGCGTGATGTGTTCGGATTTTAACTCAGGGAATTAAGCGCTGTTCGGTACTGCGCTGTGAATTCTGCGGACACGACACCAGCGGGCTGGTCGGCCTCGATTGATTCGAATGAAACGGTGCTGGGCAGCAGCAGAATGACCAAGCCATCCAGGGTGTCGTCGGCCATCAGCTTGCTGTGGACGTCCAGCATGGCAGGGTCCGCCAGCTGGTCAGTAACAGCGCCACGCACGATGACGGACACGCGGAAGGTCAGCGTCCACTGCAGCGTTCCCACCGTGTCCTGCACGGCCTGGTCGCTGACAGGCTCGACCACGATGGCTGGCGCCTCGCCGCGGGCCAATGGCTCGACGCGGCTGCGGTAGATGCGGGTGCTGACGCCAGTGGTGCCGGCCAATGCGGCCACAACACGTGCCAGGATGGTTTCGCGCTTGCTGGCCATGGTCAGACTTTCGACAGGTAAACGATGCTGAATTTGCCGTCGTCCTGGGCGCGCACTTCGCGCACGGTGAACGCGGCGCCATCGACGGTCAGGCTGTCGGCATATTTCAGGTTGGGGTAAACGCTCGACTTGATCGTCAGCGCGTAGTCGGTCGTGATGACCATGCCACCAGCGATCACCTCGCTGGGCATGTCCAGAACGCCAGTGGTCGCGGTCGTGCCGTCGGTGACTGCTACACCGAAGTCAGCAAGGAACGCGTCCAGGTTCTCACTTAGCGCCACGGCGCTTGCCCTTTGGCGCTGCAGTGGCCACGACGGCTTCTGCGTTCTCTGTGGTCAGCTCGTCGGCTTCGACAGCGGTTTCAGATGCAGGTTCGTCACCGCCAACAGCCACAGCCTTGCCCAAGGCGATCAGCTGCTTGGCTTCGTTGTCGTCCAGATCCACGGTGGAACCTTCGCGGACGAACTGTTTGTTGGCCACTGTTGTGCGGGTGATTAAAACTTGCATGTGAAATCGCTTTCGTCAGTAGATTGGAAAAGGGCCGGATTGCTCCGGCCCCTTATTGTCACCTATTAGGCGATGCTTGCGTTGCCGTAGCAGAACGACACTGCGTTGCGGACAGCGATGTCGCAGTCTTGCAAAGCGATGACGCGCACGGTGCCGCTTGTGGCGCCAGCGTATGGGTCGACCATCAAGTCCAAACCAGACCAGAAACCGATCAACAAATCAGCCCAGTTGCCGAACCACACGTCGCCGGCGGTCACTTGGTTGGACACTTCGGTGCGGTAGCCGTTCACGGTGTTGCCTGGTTCCCAGATGAACTGGCCAGTGCTGCTTGCTTTTTCAGTTGTCTTGAAAGCGCCGCGCTGTGCAGGGTTCACCAAGTAGGCCAAGCTGCCGATGTCGGCGTTGTCGGTTGCCACTTCGGTTTCGATGCCAACCACTTCAGCGAACGTGGGGTTCGTTGCCGCGAAGTCTTTGGTGTTGATGCCGCTGATGTTCTTCAAGCCGGTAGGCTGGTTGTTCGAACCTGTGCCGTACAAGGCAGCAGTGTCGATGGCCAAGGCCAACACTGAAGACAAGTCGCGGCGAACCATGTTCTCGACGTCCACGCTGGACTGCAAGATCAAGCGGCGGCTGAAGTCGGTGAAGGCACCCACTGTCTTTGGCGACAAGGTGACCTGGGCCAAAGTCTGTTGGCTCTCTGTCGGTGCGCCAGATTCAGCGACCCAGTAAGCGGTGGCAGCAGCAGACTGCTTGGGGATGGCGACGTTGCCAGACAAACCGTTCATCACGGTCGCGCCAGCGCGGATTGCCACAGCGCGGTTGCGCAACATGTCGATGAAGCTGTCAGCCATCAGTTCGGTGGCCACGGTGAAGCCGCCAGCGTTGTTGGTGCCTGCAGTCAGGTCACGCTTGTTAGCGCGCAAGATCTCGCCTGGCACGAAGATGCCGCGTGATGCTTTGCCGGCAGCCTTGGCGCCAGCGTCAGACACTTCGCGTTCGAATGCAGCAGCTGCCCATGCGGCTTTGTCGCCAGGGTTAGCCAACGCGTTCATGGCGCGCAGGAATGAGAACTGGCGAACTTCTTTGTCGCTCAGGCCGATGTCGGCTTCTTTGCCGGTGACTGGTTTTTGGTCCACTTTGATTTCCTCTAAGAAAATTGCGCGGGCTTCGTCCATGGACTTGCCCTCATTGATAAGTTTGCGGCTCAACTCGGAAGCGTTGAAACGCTCACCAAGTGCGCTGATGTTGGCAATGCGGGCGCGTTCGGCTTCAGCAGCCTGCGTAGCGACCACCTGCACGTCCACAGCGGGTGTGGTTTGCTCGGTCATGGTTGGTTCCTCGATGGTAACGTCCGCAGGCTGTGCGGATTCCTCAGAAATGCGATGCACAACGACATCGCGCTCATCGTCGGTCACAGAACGACCGATACCCACGGTGGGGTCGGCCGGCACTGTGACCAGCGATACTTCGTACGGCTCCCATTTGGTCGCCGTAAATGTGGACACGCCATCCTTGATGGATTCGACCATTTCGCTGATGCGATAGCCGAACGACACGTTGCGCAGGATGCCGTCTTGGACCATGCCCAAGGCTTCTTCGGAATCTTCGGTCTTGGCGAAGCGCACGCGGCACCAGCCACGACCGTCTTGCAACCATGCCTTTTCGACGACGCCACGGATCGCATCCATGTCGTGGTTGAACAGCAATGGTGCGGCGTTGTTCAAACGGCCAAGATCAGCTGCGCCGGTTTTGTGGCTCAGAACTTCCATGCCGAAATAGCGTTCGACGGGTTCTTCGCTCGAAAACGGAAATTCGATCACGCGTTCTTCAGCGAAGACTTTGACTTCTTCGACTTGCTGAATTGCCCGCGTCAGCTGCGGCAGTTGGAACCGCTTTTCGGTGTCTTGCATAGTTTCCCCAGGTAGTACCGGATTGTGTGCTGGGGAAATTATAACGCCAAGTCAGCGATCACTGACTTGCGGTGACGTCCGATGACTGATCAGGCGCTTGGGCTGCGCCGTTTCCGGCCACAGATCCTGGGTCCGTGTC